ACTATTTAACTTAACATGAAAACAATTGCACTTGCTCTAGCAGCAACCACCATCGCTTCTGCACCTGCAATGGCTGACGTTTATGTAAACGTCGAGTCAAACGCATCTTATACAGGAACTGATTATACTTCCCGTACGACCGACCTTCACGTTGGCTACGAAGGAGAAGTAGGTGACCTAGGATATTACATCCAAGGCGGACCTGCACTCGTCGGAGGCGATGCTGTAGATGGTACCAATGAATTCTCAGGTAAGCTCGGTGCATCCGTAGCTGCTAGTGAGAAACTCGATGTGTATGGTGAAGTATCATTCATTACTGATGAAGATGCTGACAACGCATACGGCACCAAAATAGGTGCTAAATATAACTTCTAATATGGCACATCAATCAACGAAAGCTCAGGCTTTTGTAACAACATATTCACCAGCACCTGATATTAAAGATCCCGTGGATACTCTTCCAAGTGATAAACAACCACCAGGTGTTGATGATGACATGCCTCAATCATTAGAGGAAGCTCTCTTAGGAGAGTGAAAAGGGAGGGGAGCACCTCAGAGTCGGACTCCCCTTTCATTGGCATTGACCCGTACGCGGATACTCTTTGCCGTCTAGACGGTGGGATAGACCACAACAATTGATCAAACAATTACGTACGTAAGACAGTAAACAATACAATCTTAAACAGATAATGGCTCATCAGAGTACAGATCTAACTACCAGTCTGACCCGTCCGGGTCAAGCTAACTCGACTGGAGACGCTAGAGCTCTTTACCTGAAGTTGTTTTCCGGAGAGATGTTCAAAGGCTTCCAACATAATACGATTGCTCGCGATCTAATTATGAAGCGTACCCTAAAGAACGGCAAGTCATTGCAGTTCATTTACACGGGTCGCACCACAGCCGAGTTCCATACTCCAGGAAACGCTATCCTAGGTAACAGTGACGGCGCACCTCCAGTAGCTGAGAAGACTATAACAGTTGATGATCTTCTAATCTCAAGTGCATTCGTATATGAATTAGATGAAACACTTGCCCACTACGATTTACGTAGTGAGATCAGCCGTAAGATCGGCTTCAGCCTAGCTGAGAAATATGATAGACTAGCTTTCCGTGCCGTAACACGCGGTGCACGTGCAGCTTCACCTATCACCAAAACTAACTTCGTAGAACCAGGCGGAACACAGATTCGTGTTGGTGCAACTACTAACGACTCCGACGCATTTAATGCTCAGAATCTCACAACAGCCTTCTTTGATGCCGCAGCGGCACTAGATGAGAAGGGAGTAAGTCAGGACGGTCGTGTAGGTGTTCTTAACCCACGTCAGTACTACGCTCTTATTCAAGAAGTTGGTAACAATGGTCTCATCAATAGAGATGAGCAGGGAACAGGACTACAATCTGGTAAAGGCGTCGTAGAGATTGCCGGAATCAAGATTTACAAATCCATGAATATCCCATTCCTAAGTAAGTACGGTGTTGCTTACGGTGGAACCACTGGAGAAACAGCTCCAGGAAACCTCGGTTCCTTCGTTGGACCTGCAGCTGAGAATGCTTCAGGTGCTACAACTGGAATCAACAATGACTATGGTACTGCAGCCGAACTAGGCTCCAAGTCCTGTGGTCTTATCTTCCAGCGTGAAGCTGCTGGATGTGTTGAAGCAATCGGACCTCAAGTACAGATTACTTCAGGTGACGTTTCCGTGATTTATCAGGGTGATGTTATACTGGGTCGTCTTGCTATGGGAGCTGACTACCTCAACCCAGCTGCTGCTGTTGAATTGTATGTTGGCGCTACTGCTCCTTCTGCATTCTAGTTTTAAGGGGGGTTCTCACGACCCCCTTTTTTTTATTCACAAAAATTTATACCTATGGCTTTTCCTACCACTAATGCGACAGAAGAACTAGTTGCGATTAATCAAATATTAGCGAGTGTAGGTCAAGCACCTGTAACAACTCTCGATACAACCAACCCAGACGTTGCGATTGCTTACGATACTTTACTTCAAGTATCACGAGAGGTACAAGCAGAAGGCTGGACCTTTAACAAAGAATATGATTATGGGTTCACCCCTGACGATAATAATGAAATTGTAATACCAACTAATGTATTGCAGATAGACCTACATCATAGAGAAGCTGACTACAAACAATATGATGTAGTGAGAAGAAGCGGTAAGCTGTATGATAGGATAGAGCATACCGATAAATGGACCAATGGAGAAATGAAGTGTGATGTAGTATGGCACTTCGATTGGGTTGACTTACCCATACCTATACAAGATTATATAACAGCTCGCTCAGCTACATTTGTTGTCAGTAGAGTAGTAGGCGACCAAGCCTTATACCAAATGTGTCAACAGAAAGAAGTATACTGTAGAGCTATGGCTTTAGAATACGAATGTAATCAAGGTCAGTTTACTTTCTTTGGTCACCCGAAAGGAGGTAACCATTATCAGAGTTATCAACCTTACAAAGCTTTACAACGCTAATGGCTACTGTTACTCAAACGATTCCTGGTTACTTAGGTGGTGTATCTAAACAACCAGATGATAAAAAATTACCAGGTCAACTTGTTGATTGTATCAATGCATACCCTGACCCTACCTTTGGTTTAACTAAAAGACCTGGTTTTAAATTTATAAAAAACTTAGGCAGTTCATCACCTTCAGATACTTATGCAAATGCTAAGTGGTTCTATATACACAGAGATGGTGATGAAAAATACATAGGTTGTATTAAAGGTAATCAGTTTTATATTTGGAATGTAACTACAGGCGTAGCTGCGACTATGACTTATACAAGTCCGGCTCAATCCTATTTAGATGGCACAGCTTCCACACACTATGATATATTAACTGTACAAGATACAACTATTGTTACAAACAAAACAAAAACAATAGGATTGCAAGCTGCTCCTACATTCAATGCTAATAGAGTAGGTACTGTAAGGTTACGTGCTATTACATCTAGTACTACATATAGTGTTAGCATTAAAATAGGTTCAAATACTAATACTGCTACTTATACAACTGGTGATACTGCAGATGCCGATACAATTTTGACAGATCTTAAGAGTGATATCGATGGATGGTCTGGAGACTTTAACAATCTAACAGTTACAAGATTAGATACTTCATTAGAGATATCCTGTACTATGGACTTTACCTTAACTGGTAAAGGTGGTGCTGATAATGAACGTCTTACTACTTATCAAAATCAAGTTGCTAATATATCAGATTTACCAGATAGATCTAAACATCATAGAGTTGTTAAAATTCTAAACACAGCTAATTCTACTGAAGATACTTATTACTCTAGGTTTATAGCTAATGATAGTGTATCAGGTGAAGGTCATTGGGAAGAATATATAGCTCCTGATGTATCACCTGGGTTAAACTCAGCTACAATGCCTCATGAGTTAGTTAATACAGGTACCAATGCGTTTACTTTTAGACCTGCTACATGGACAGATAGATTAGTAGGTGATGATTCTACTAACTCACACCCTAGTTTTAATGGTAAGAAAATACAACAAGCTTTCTTCCATAGTAATAGGCTCGGATTCCTGACTGAAGATAATATATCTATGAGTCAAGCTGGTGAGTATTTTAATTTCTACCATGTATCAGCAATGACACAGGTAGCTTCTGATCCAGTTGACCTCAGTACATCTAGTATTAGACCTACGCTTCTTACAGGTGTATTACCTACAGCACAGGGTTTGATTTTATTTAGTAAGAATCAGCAGTTCTTATGTTACGCACCTAATGGTATCTTTACTCCTACAACTACAATCATACGTGGTATCTCAAACTATGAGATGGATATTGATATGGACCCTGTAGATAATGGTACTAATATATTCTTTGTCAGTAAGACACCTAGTTACTCACGTATATTCCAGATGACAACTGCGGGTCAAGAGATGAACCCACAGGTATTGGACGTTGGAAGAGTAGTATCAGAATGGGTACCAGATACCATTACAGAGATAACAGCTAGTCCTCAGAACTCATTCATAGCAATGTATGGTCCTACTAAAAAGGATATATATTTCTATAGAACTTATTCTAATGGAGCAGAAGAGGTTATGCAATCCTGGTTCCGTTGGGAATGTCCAGGTAAAGTACAAACTGTTGCTGTTGACTCTGATGTTTTATATTCTGTAACAATTCAAGGAAATCAATATACATTAGTCAGTGCTAGTTTGAACCAAACACCAGAGGAAACTATTCTTGTTAACTCTGATGGTACAAAGATGAACCCTTGTGTTGATCTTTATGCTACAGCTACAGCTGTTAAATATTTACCTATAAATACTATTACAGTTACAGCAGGTGGTAGTAATTATACTTCAGCACCTACTGTTACTATTACACCAGTACTTTCCAGTGAAGGCACAGGAGCTACAGCTACAGCCACAGTATCAGGAGGTGCTGTAACAGCCGTTACACTTACCAATGCTGGTAGTGGGTATGCTGATGGTGCTACTATAAGCTTTACAGGAGGTGGAGGTAGTGGTGCTACAGCTACATGTACAAAATATGATGGAAGTAAATGCTACATACCGTTTACAGACGATACAAACCTAACACCAGTTTTAGTTGTTGGAAGTGATGCAGCGGATCTTACTAACCCTACATTCGTTGAATCAGGTTTTACAGTTACACCCACTCGCGGTTCAGATGGTGTTGGGTCTTATTATTCTGTGTTGGATAAAGATCTAGGTAGTGTAGCTAGTAAAGTTATTGTAGGTTTTAAATATACATATGATATAGAATTTCCAAAGACATATTATAAATTAAATCCTGAAGGAACCATGTCAGATTATACTGCCTCTCTAACAGTAGCTAGAATGAAATTCTCTACTGGATTGTCAGGTGTATTAGCTTTTAAATTAAAACCAAAAGGCGCTTCTGAATGGAACCTTGTGCATCCTGTAGTAGATGCAAACTTTTATTTAGCTAACGATGTTCCTTTAGCTGATCAATCAGTACTCAATGTACCGATACACCAACGTAGTGGTAACTTTACCTTACGTGCTTATAGCGACTCTCCGTTCCCAGTATCATTGACTTCATCAATGTGGGAAGGAAATTACTCACCCAGATTTTATAGGAGAAATTAGTGTCTGACCGCCGCCTAGTCTTAGTAAAGCCAAAAGATGTGCCTACCATATGGCATATCGTAAAACCCATGATAGATAAAGCTATCTTAGATGAATGGATGACAGTAGAAGAAATACTGAAAGACATTTTAAGTAAGAAGAATCATCTATTTGTAGGCATAGACGGCGAGAAGAAAATCCATATGGCTTTAGTGACAGAATTTATAGAATACCCTAACTCAAAAACATTATACATTAATACGTGGGCGACTGGTACCGGATATGATTTTAATATCTGGTATCCTTTCATCACTGTAGTAGATGATTTTGGTAGAGAGAATGGGTGTACTACAATAGAAGCTACAGTCAGAAGAGGTTTAGCTAAAAAGCTAAAATGGAAATACCAATACTCAGTATGTACTAGATCTTTAAAACAAAATGGGAAAGAAGAAAAACAAGAACCCCGCAGGTGACGAGGCGAATAGGCTCCAGCGGGAACAGATGGAGAAACAGTATGAATACGAAACCAAAGTATACGACTTTAATTGGGAAGGTGGGGTAAATGACCCTAAAGGTACCCAATGGAGAAAGTATAATCATGCTGTTGAAAACCTTCAGATCCAAAAGAATAATGCTAAGAGGCAACGTGACTACCAAAATGATTCTGCAATGCAGAACTGGGAGTTGGGTATTGCTCAGCAGGATTATCAACATGATCAATCCATGCGACAGTACCGTAAATCTGAACAGATTGCCGGACGTCAGCTAACGTACAATGAAGCTGAGTTACAAGCTGCTTTAGCACGAGAGAAAAATGTACTGAATGAACAATTCATCGAGTCTGCATTTAAAAATCAAAGTTTAATACAAGATCTCTACGAAGACACAGGAGGAGCTGGTTATGAGAAAGCAGCTGCACTGTTAGGACTTGAAGGTACACAAGGTCAACTGCAACATCAGCGAACTCAACAACTTACAAATCTAAATCAAGCTATAGGTGATGCTAAGTTCAGTACTGCTGGTAAGAAAATAGAACTTATAGATAAACAAGGTAAGGCTGATTACAATAAAGCTAATGTTGTACAAGCTGCAGCAGCTAAAGAAGCTCAAAATAGATTCAAAAAATTAGAGCTAGATATACAGTCTGGTGCTGCTAAGACAAGAGCTGATTATGAGAATGATTTAATCAGAAGAGAGATTAGCGATAATAAATTTAAAGCAGCTAGAGGTCTAACGCAAGAACGAATCAAATCTATGCAACAGTTGGGTCAAGCTGCTCTCACTCAAGCTGGTAGATCTCAAGGTAAAGCTGTTCAAATGGTTCTAGCAGAGATAGGTAGGCAACAAGCTTACACTGTTGAAAGCATGATACGAGGAGAAGATTTAGCTCGTGCTAGAATGAAACAGAATAGAGTAGAAGCTATTAACACACAAACCGATATTGAAATTAAAAAGGCAAGTGTTGATTATGATACACTGTATAATATTGGTCAAGCTGATCGTGATATAGATGAAGCTAACCGTGATCTTAGTATAAATAACCAACAAGGTAAATTAGACTTAGAAGCGATTAGAAAGAAAATAATGGATACAGCTGAGACTACAAGAATAGACACTAAAGAAATATCTCGTAATCTTAGACATTCACAGAAAGTAACTGGTAAAGATCTTAATAAGATTGATTGGGGTTTATCAAACACACAGTCTAGATACAAACATAATCAAAATGTACTCAGAGCTTCTATTGATAGTGCTGTAAAAGCATCCAATATGAATAAAAGAGATATAGCTTTATCAAAGGTTCAAGCTGACATGACAGCTAATGCTAGAAGAATGCTAGAACCTGAAAAACTACCCACAATACCCAAACCTATAACCATACCTGAAACTCAATGGCAAGATCCACTAGCTCCTCAGAAACCACCAGCTCCTATTAAAGGTGCTTTAGCTAGAGACGTTAGTGGTGGACAAAGTATATTATCACCTGGTAATATCATTGGTGCGGCTGCAACTGGATTAGCAGCTGGTGGAGCTGTAGCTGGTGGAGCTTTAGGTGCTGGAATGGTGTCAGCAGCAGGACCAATCGGCGCAGCTGTTGGTTTAGGAATGTTACTATTCGGTTAATAAAAAATGCAACGACTTCAATTTCAAGGGTACGCCCAGCGAAAGAATAATTTAGGTTGGCAGATTCCTGATAACTTGCGTGCAATGCAAGATGAAACCGAACGTACCTTACGAGGTATGCGAGAGTATCAGCAACAGCTCAACCAAAACAGAAAGGAATACTTAGCAGGAATGAAGGAGAATGCACGCCTTCAGGAAGCTAATGTAAAAGAGAACCAAAATTTAGAAGAAGAATTTGCTGAAGCATATCAGGAAGCGGAGCTCCAACACTACGAGCAACGCTTAGCTGATGTCAAACCAGGTGGAGGTTTATATCAAGACTCTCAGAATTTACAAGAAAGATTAAATGCTAAGGAAGGTGTCTTTGATCAGCTAGTAAGATTAGCTCCATCAATGGCTAAGAATGTTGCTACACTAAACGAAGCACATAAAGTCAAGATGAAAGCCATCGGTACTGAAATAGCTACCAGATGGAACTTAAGTCATTTAGAACTAGCTGCTTTAAAGAATGGTGACCGTCAGGTTGATTGGGTTCATAAAGCTATTAGTAGAGTTGAAAGAAGATTACAAGAGAATGGTGCCTCTGCCTCAGAACGTAAAGCAGTCCTTGGTCTCAGTGGTCGTAAGATGCTGGGAGCACAGATTTATGCTGTTAGTAATTTAGGTGGAGTACCATACGCTCAGCATTATCGATTCAGAGATGAAGAGACAGGTTTCGATATGCGTACTCATCAGTGGAAAGAGGGTGGAGTAAATTTAGGTTCACTGTATGACCACGAGATAGGTGCCGAAGGAACTAGTGATGAAAGTTTCAGAGCAATTCAAAGATTAATCCGTACAGATTATCTAAAAAGACTTCAAGATCCTGAAACTGGAGAATCTATATATGATAGTAAATTCTTATCAGCTCACTTAACTCCTGGTTTAGAGAAAGTAGAGGCTGAATTCTTTGCACAACAAGCACAAAGAACAACTGATAAACTTGAGGAAGATTCACTAAACGAAGCTACTGTAGCTTTGAAAGCTTATATCAAAGGTTATGGTGGAGCTGATAGACATTTAGCATTACCTAGATGGATTAATACAGAAGCGGTCAAACCTGAAGATAGAGGTCGTGTTAGAGATAGAGCGTTTGCTTTACTAGCTCAAATGGCGTCAACAGGTGAACTCACAAGAGCTGAGTTTGCTGATATGATGAACGGTGATGTCATCTTAGGTGACCCAGGTAAGGGAGGAAAACCACAACGTGCTGGTAGTATATGGGGAGATCAAGCTCAGCAAGTATACAAAGCTTTAGACGATAGAGATAAGAGATCAAATCAAGTTATTGAAACACGTAAAAAGGCTTTCGATAACCAGATGAAAGGTGAGATGGCTAACGCTGCCTTGAGTATGGGTAGGAATTTAAACAAATGGGAAATAGATAAAATAGAAGATCTATACCTACAGAATAATTATCAAGTACCTCAGTGGTTGGAGAAGTATAAATCTGCTGAGGAGATGTCTAAAGAAGATAGTAAGTATGAATTAGATTCTCGCGTTGCTGAAGGTACGCTTACTATGGCTGAGTTGTACAGTGGTAGATATGACAGCAGCTTACTTAAAGGTTATGAGAAAGATACTATTAACGGTCCTGGTGCTATCAGTCAGGAAGCTAGACGTGAGTATGTAGGTAGTGTAAAATCTTCTATATCACAAGCTGTTAATAGTATCATAGTAGATAGTGATCAACGTAGTTCTCAAACTAGAATCATGTCTGGTAAAGCGATAAAGATGCTTAACGAGAGAGTTCGTGAAGCTACTATCGCTGGTATTTATAATACTGCTACAGATGCATGGGTACAAGAATCTAATAAACTACGTAAAGAGATAGATAATGGTGAAGGTATCTTTGCTCCTAAGAAAGATGCAGGTGGTAACGTACTAGTTGGTAAAGAAGGCGGCTTCCAATACTTAGAAGATGCTCTTCAGTTTGATAGAGTTGGAATTGAGTATAGAAAGAAAGCTTCTGAAGATAAGAATTTCATCTATACACCTGGTTCTATATCACAAAAAGAACTACAAGCTATTGCGGACGTACCTTCTGGTAAACCTATACCAGGATTTATCTTTCAATTAGATCAAGTTTATCCTCATAAAGATCCGTATGATATCATGAATATCATGTTGGAAGCTAATGGTGGTAAGCCTATAGAACGTCCAGGTCTTGCTAAGGTAAGAGAATTCGTACATCCAACAGTTTCCGATCTAGTTACTAGAAAGGGTACATCACAAGCTAGAACTTCTAGAGCTGTAGAAGCTACTATGAAGATGACAGAACAAGAGAACGAAGCTATATCACCTATGCTACAGATGTTAAAATCTAAAGCAGTGATGACTATTGATCCTGAGAATGAAGGTTATGATGCTATATCAACTTCAAGAGGGATTGCAACAGGTACATCACAATATAACAAACCATTAATGGAAATGACTGTAGGTGAGGTCGATGCCTTACAGAGACGGGATGGAGTACAACTAGGTGCTTACCAAATTGATGCTAGAACTTTACAGCATTATATCAATAAAGGTTGGATTAAAAAAGACGAAATGTTTGACAGCCTTTTACAAAATAGATTAGCTCGTTGGCAAATGCATAGAACATCTGGATTATTCCAAACATCAGATGGTGTAGATATACCTGGTTTAGGTCAGGATACATCAGGATGGAAACCCACCAAAGACCCTGAAAAAGATAACAAAATCAAAGATGGGTTAGCTGCTATTGGTATTGAATCCTGGAAACTTAAAGATAACCTATTCAGTGAATATCTGGGGGTAGCCTAATGGATTCAAATGCTGTATTTAATAGAGTTCTGCAAGAACGAGATGATGCTCAGAAAGCAGAGCTTGAGAAACAAGAACAAGATAAACAACTTCAACTAGAAGCCGCACAGGAGACTGGTGAGAAGGATGTTCAAGACTACAACTTAGGTGATAACATCAAAGAACTTGGTGGCGCTGTAGTTGGTGGTGGTATAGATATCGTTAATAGTGTAGGTTCACTTCCTAAACTATTCGACAAGAGATTCTACCAAGCTACAGACCCTGAGAATCCATATCAATTTGATGCTCCCTGGATCATAAAAGCCAAACCTATTACTCGTACAAGATGGGGTAAATTCATACGTGGAGGCACTGAACTTGTAGGTGGTTTAGTAGGTACTGGTAAAGTACTATGGGGGGTTAAAGGTCTTAAAGGTTTAGCCACAGCTGCTAAAGCTACACGCATGGGTCGTGTTGGTTTATCTGCAGTACAAGGTGCATCTTATGACCTCATCAGTAATCAATCGCAAGAACAAAACTTAGCTAGAAGTCTAATAGATATTAAACCTCAATGGGCAGGAGTACTTAACCCTATTGCTACCAAAGAGGATATGTCACCAGCTCTTAAATCCGTCTATAATATAGGAGAGGGTTTAGGTATTGGTGGTCTATTTGATGTTGCTGTCGAAGCAGGTGGATGGGGATTACGATCCTATTCTATCAACGCAAAGAAGTCAGCTAAGAAGATTACATCTAAAAACTACGATGCTATCTCTAAAGCAGTAGATAAGAGTAGTGATGTTGATTATGGTAAGAAGACAGTACAGATAGAGTCAGGTGCTAGAAAGGCATACGAGCGTTCTTTGTTTAGAAAGATGAAGAACTCAGGAGATATACCTAAAGATACTAGTATTGAAACTTTCCGTACTAAATACAAACCTTGGAAGAAACTACCTGACGAACAGAAGCATGAAGCTATGCAGATGTTTGCTGATAAGAATGACTTAGACTGGGGTCCATATCGTGATATGAATCTTAGATCAGTCAGACAAAATGCAGCAAATAAAGACTTAGCAATCGAGCAACTTGAGTTTGATTTAACCCAAGGAACTTCAAGATCTAATCCTGCCTATTATAAAGGTGCGGACGTAACAGACAATCAAGCTCTCAGCGCCTCCACAATGGCTGTGAAGGGACCGAGAGACATGCTAGAGATACGTAATAACCCAAGCCAAAAATACGGCTCTCCTAGAGGCACTCTGACGGAGGCAAATATCAGACGTGTTGAATACTCAGCACCTGGTACAATTACAAATGAACGTAATTCACTAGCTAAAGTACTACAAGCAGAACCAGCTTATCACCAACTATACGGTGAAGCTATGCCTAAAGCTATAGCAGAAGATTTAGCAGATGCAACAGCAGATATTATGCGGTTTGTTAATGACTCTGGACATAGCAGACTTATTGATATCCCTCAAGAAGATGTTATTAAGTATATAAAAAGTAAGGATGCTGGTAGACCTACAGCTATTGAAGGTATAGGTACACTTAACAAAGCACAGCTAGTAGCAACTGATACTGTACTAGGTCAGCTTCTATATGAGGCTAGAGACTTAGCTAAAGCTGCTCTCAGTATATCTGATGAAGTAGCTATCAATGCTGATGGTTCTATGTTAGACGGTATCTTAGCTCGTTATTCATCTATCGCTAGAATGCGTAAAGAAACTAGTTTACTATCTAGTTTTGAACTACGTAAGTTTAACTCAGGTGGTAAGTTAAAAGATACTATCGATGAGATTGATATACGTGGTAAAGCATCAGATGCTGCAGCTGAAGAAGTAGCTACATTCAAACAGCTACTGAAGAATGATACAGATGATGAACTCTTAGAATCTTTCATACACTTCACTGCTACTGGTAACGGTAAGAAGCAGACTTGGAAAGATTTACAAACGTTCTTTAGTCGTAAGCTGAAAGGATATAGAGAAGGTAATGCATATCAACGTAATGCTATACTAAATGAACTCCAAACTATGGGAGTTAATAGTATGTTATCTGGACCTAAGACTCCAGTGCGTGCTTTAGTTGGTACAGGATTACAGACTATAATGAGACCTGTTGCTACTATATTAGGTAGTGTAGGTAAAGGTAATGATCGTGTAACTAGAGGTGCTTTCCAGACTTTAGGTGCTATGGTAGAATCTAGGAATGATGCATGGCGTAAAGCTGTAGCAGACTTCCAGTCTTATACTGTGCATGAAGAAGGTTGGAGAGGTTTAACTACTAATGCTAAAGACCAAGAATGGGAAGGTATGATGAAATACTTTGACCAGTACGGTACTGATGGTGAGAAAGCTTCGGCTCATTTCGCTAATGCATTACGTGAGATAAACAAACTACCTGTGTTTAACTATGGTCCTAGGGTTATGAAATCTCTGGATACATATTTCACACAGTTAATTGCACGAGGTAGAGTAAGACAGTTAGCTTTTGATGATGTCTGGACAAGAGTACAACAGTCAGGTGAGATTATATCTGACCAAGACTTTGATAGAATTGTAAGACAATCTGAGGTAGACTTTGAAGGTAAGGTATTTAGTGCTGATGGTCAAGTCACAGATGAGATGGTTAAGTTTGCAGCTGATGAAGCTAAGCTAACAGCTGAACTAACTGGCTTTGCTAAGGATTTAGATGTAGTATTTGAGAAGCAACCTTTCCTTAGACCATTCTTCCTGTTCGCTAGAACTGGTGTGAATGCTCTATATATGACATCTAAGTACACACCTATATTAAATAGATTCATACGTGAGAACGTAGATATCAGAACTGGTAACTGGGATGATCCGGTTATGATTAAGTATGGTATCAAGAGTCAAGCTGACCTAGAGATTGCTCAATCGGTTATGCGTGGACGTGAAGCTATAGGTTATGGTGTAACTAGTACAGCCGCAATGATGGCTCTAAATGGACAGATTACAGGTAACGGACCACCTGATAGAGGTTTACGTAATACCTGGATTCAGAACGGATGGCAGCCTAGATCCATTAAGATCGGTGGTAACTATATAAGTTATGAAGCGTTAGAACCTTTCAATATGTTCTTTAGTTTCATTGCTGATACTGTAGATGCACAGAAAGTGATGGGTGACGAATGGGCAGGTAATAATTTTGGTAAAGCAGCATATATACTTAGTGCTAACGTAACAAATAAATCATTCCTAGCAGGATTACTACAGCTACAAGACTTATTGACAAGTCAAGGTCGTGATGTAGGTAGAGTATCTGCTAACTTTGCTAACAACCAACTACCACTAGCTGGTTTACGTAATGAAATAGGTAAGTTATTATCTCCTGGAATGAGAGAATTGGAAACTGGTTTCTGGCAAAGTGTTGGTAATAGGAATCTTTGGGCAGATATCGGGACACAAGGGAAGTTATTACCTTACAAATATGATGTATTAAACGGGGAACGTATCAAAGATCACGATCCTTTAACACGTCTAACCAATGCTATACTACCTTTTAACCTAGGTGTTGGTACTAATCCAACCAGAGAACTACTATTTAGAAGTGGATTAAGCCTGAAACAGACCTTTAATACTGGTCCTAATGGTGAATCCTTAGAAGGTCATCCAGATCTTAAGTCTAAATATCAGTTCTATATGGGTCAACAGAATATAGAAGCTCAACTTAAGAGAGCATTTACTCCTCAACTTGTAGATTCTATTAAACAAATGGAACGTGATAGGGATATGGGTAAGGTATACGAACCTAGAAACACACTACACGGTCCTATTATAGAACAAATCTTTAGAAATGCTAAGAAACAAGCTTGGCAGATGGTTCTACAAGATAAGGATATAGGTGGTAAAGCTAGTAGATTAGAGTACTTACATCAACTTGGTCAACTAGGTAATAGTCTACGTATGCAAGGACAGCCAGATGCGGCTGAAAACGTACAAAGACAGATCAACCAATTAAAAAACAAACCTATTAAATGATCCGCCCGATCACTTTATAAAATAGCGTAAATGGCTGTAACACAAGTTAATTATACAGGGAATAATTCAACAACGAACTATTCCTTTACATTTCCATATTTAGATAAGACGGACGTTAAAGTCAGAATTGACGGAACGACGCAACCTACAACTGCATATTCATTTGCCAACGCTACAACGATCTCAATGGATACAGCTCCAGCTACAGGAGCTAAAATTGTTATCTTTAGAGACACTAATAACGATAGTAAGAAGGGAAGCTTCTATGCTGGATCGGCAATTAAAGCGGAAGATCTAAACGATAACTTTGACCAGATTCTATATACTGCTCAAGAGGTAGATAACAACGCTTTCCAGGCGTCTGGTGCTACACCTATGACAGGTGACATTCAATTAGCTGATGGTACTGGAGTTATCTTTGAAGGTACTACTGACGATGCATATGAAACGACACTGAAAGCAGTAGATCCAACAGCTGATAGAGCTATAAATTTACCTAATGTATCAGGTACAGTAATTACTACTGGAGATACAGGTACAGTTACATCAGCAATGATCGCTACTGGTGCTATTGTAGATGCAGATGTAAACGGTTCTGCAGCTATACAGGGTACTAAGATTAGTCCTAACTTTGGTAGTCAGAATATCGTTACTTCTGGAACTATTGATGGAAGAGATGTTTCTGCTGACGGTTCAAAATTAGATGGTATAGAAACTGCAGCTACAGCTGATCAAACAGCAGCAGAAATAAGAACTTTAGTTGAATCAGCAAGTGATTCCAATGTATTCACAGACGCTGATCACAGTAAACTAAATGCTATAGAAGCAAATGCTACAGCAGACCAAACTAATGCTGAAATTAGAGCTGCTGTAGAAGCTGCTACTGATAGTAATGTCTTTACTGATTCTGACCATAGTAAGTTAAATGCTATAGAGGATAACGCTACAGCAGATCAAACGAATGCTGAAATTAGAGCTGCTGTAGAAGCTGCTACAGACAGTAATGTTTTTACAGACGCAGATCATACAAAATTAAATGCTATAGAAACTGGTGCTACAGCTGATCAAACAGCTTCTGAGATTAAAGTACTTATAGCTAGCTCTCCTTTAGATGCTTCTCATCTAGCAGCCAATTCTGTTACAACCTCAGAGATAGCCGATGCTGAACTCACAACGCTTGCTGGTATGCAGTCAGCTACTGCTTCTATTCTGGCGGCTGGTACTGATCTTACCGCTACTATTGCTGAGATTAACTCAGTGGTTGACGGTAAAGCTCCTCAAACAACTATCACTGACGATGATACTAAGTACCCAACTTCAGGAGCTGTCGTTGATTATGTTACTGCACAAATTGCTCCCTTAGGTGGTCTAGAGGTAATAGCCACAGAAGTAGCATTCCCTAATACACAACCAGCTAGTGGTGTAGTTATATCTATATCTGATGCAGGTGGTGTAGTGTTTAATGGTTCTGGTAGTAGCACCACAGGTAGAACTGTAGGTGGGTCTACTGTAACTATTAATAATGCTCCATCTAGTTTGAATAGTGAGACACTAGCAGCTGGTGTAGGCTTGATGGTAAGCTCTACAGGTTCAAGTCAGACATATAATTATCATAAGATACTAGGTAAAGAAGATGATATTAAACAATTATCAGATGATATTAATGACTTTAATGCTAGATACCGTATAGGAACTTCTGATCCTAGCAGTGATAATGATGAAGGAGATCTCTTCTTTAATAAGACTGCTAATAAGATGAAGGTCTATGATGGATCTGCATGGGGTGAAGTAACATCTACAGGTGACTTTAAGTTCCTTGTGGCTGTTGATGCTGGTACAACTACAGCTGCTACATTTGATGGTAGTGATACAAGCTTTGATTTAAAAGAAGATACTGTGTCTGGTAGTGCAGCTAGTGTTACTAATATTAACCAGTTAATGGTTGTACTGAATGGAATTGTACAGAAACCAAATGGTACTAGTTATAGTGCTAGTAACGAAGGTTTCCATTTAACAGATGCTGATACAATTAGATTCTGTACAGCACCTCCTACAGGTTCTACCTGTTTTATTATACAATCTGGTTCAGCTGTAACTATAAACTCACCTGCTAACAATACAGTAGCTAGTGCTACATTACAAAATAGTTCAGTTACAACAGATAAGATAGTAGATGATGCTGTAACAGCTGCCAAATTAGCTAACTCTATTAATACAGAAATAGCAGCTAATACAGCTAAGACTACTAATGCTACTCACTCAGGTGAAGTGACAGGTGCTACAGCTTTGACTATTGCGGATAATGTTGTAGATGAAGCCAACTTAAAAGTATCTAACTCACCGACTAATGGGTATTTTCTTTCGGCTCAAAGCGGAAACACTGGAGGTTTAACTTGGGCAGCGGTTGACTTGTCTAGCAAATTAAGCCTTACAGGTGGCACTTTAACTGGAGCATTAAGTACTAATAGTGATATAAGACTTGCAGCAGATGGTGGTTCAGGGAGACTAGAGATTGGTGCTTTATCAGGTGGAGATCTACAGCTTTATCATGCTACTAATTCTTATATAATTAATAAGACTGGTGATCTTTACTTATACACCTCTGATGGAAATGATTTCTATGTTGCTGGTCAAGATGGTCATACCATAATCAAAGGTAATGATGGAGGTAGTGTAGAACTCTATTACGATAATGCAAAGAAAGCAGAAACGGTAACCGGAGGCTTCACTGTAACTGGTACATGTACTGCAACAGCTTTCGCTGGTGATGGTTCATCTTTAACTGGTATATCTGCTGGACCTGGTACTGGTCAGCAATATGTAAAATTAGAAAGTAGTGGTAGTTTATCTAATACTGGAACGAATACTTATGCAGGAAATGCTGCAGGTGATGCTCTAACATCTAACTCAGCACATAACACCTTCTTTGGAGATGAAGCTGGAAAGGCTCTCACTGGTGATGGTTATAGTACTGCTGTAGGAGCTAAAGCTCTAAATGCAGCTACAAGTGGACATACTAATGTAGCTATTGGTCAAGTTGCACAGAGAGATTGTATTCAAGGTAGTTATAACGTAGCTGTAGGTAATAATACTTTACTTGTAAATAAATCTGGTAGTCATAATACAGCTGTCGGAACTTACTGTCTAGATGCATTAGATGATGCAAGTTATAACACTGGTGTAGGTAAAAGTTGCCTTGGCGCTTTAACAACAGGAGAAAACAATACAGCTATTGGATATAATGCATTATTTGCACAAACAACCGCTAGTAATAACACAGCTGTTGGACGTGAAGCATTAGGTGCTAATACGACTGGTGATTATAATACTGGTATCGGAACCTATGCTGCAGATAGCACCACTACTGGCGCGGCTAATACCGCTCTTGGTGGATTAGCTTTGCATACTAACACTACTGGTGGTAATAATACTGCTTTAGGTTATAAAGCACAAGAAGTTAACACTACTGGTATTAATAACGTTTCTATAGGTTGGAAATGTTTGAATGCAAATACCACCGGATCTGATAACGTAGCTGTAGGTAGAGATGCTTTAGGTGCTCAGACAACTTCAAACTATAATGTTGCTGTAGGTTTAAGTGCAGGTGGAGCTTGTACAGGATCTTGGAATACCTTCATAGGTAATAGTGCAGGTGCCGGAAAGACTGGAGGTTCTCACTGTATTTATATAGGACATAACGCAGGTTATCAATCTGGAGACGAAGCAGAAGGAAATACAATTGTAGGTATGCACGCAGGAGATGCGCTAACAAGTGGTGATAATAATCTTTTCCTTGGTAAATATGCAGGTGCAAGTAGTTCCCCAGCTGGATCAGTTACAACTGCTAGTAATCAACTATGCTTAGGAAATGATGATATATCTAGTTTCTATTGTGCAGATACTTCTATTTCATCTTCTGACTCAAGAGACAAAGCAGATATAACTAACTTTACTCCAGGATTAGGATTTATTAAAGCTCTCCGTCCTGTTACTTATAAATGGGATAAAAGGTCTTGGTATCTAACTGATCCTAGTGGTGATATAACATCAGTCACACGTGATGGTTCTAAAAAGAAATCTAAAGTTAACATTGGTTTTGTAGCTCAAGAAGTATTAGAAGTTGAGAAAGCTAATGGATTCGGAGGTTCTACAGATACTATGTTAACTGTTGATCTATCTGATGATGGAAAGAGGTACGGAATGAAATATGAACGTCTTGTACCTGTATTAGTAAACGCTATCAAAGAACTTGAAGCACGTATCGCTACACTGGAGGCAGCCTAAATTATGGCATTAACACAAGTAAATACACAAGGCATTACAGATGCCACAGTAGCTAATGCTGACTTAGCTAATGAAGCTGTCAACGAAGCTAAACTACAAATCAGTAATGCAGGGACTAACGGACAGTTCCTGCAAAAACAATCTGGTAATACAGGTGGTCTTACGTGGGCAGATGGAGCATCAGAAGGTACTGAAGTTAAATCAACAGGCGTCTCTGGTACATCTAGTTATCTAAGAGCTGACGGTGATGGAACTAGTTCATGGCAAACAGTTTCAGCAGGTGCTGGAGGTGCTACAGGTTTAGATTTAAATGATGATACCAAGATTAGACTTGGTAGTAGTAATGATTTAGAGTTATATCATGATGCTGGTGGTAGCGGAGAAATAAGAAATAATACCGGTAATTTATACATTAGAGGTCATAGTGCTAATGGAATTGTCTTACAAGGTAAAATAGGTGAAAATAGTCTAGTTGCTCACTGTGATGGGGGTGTTGATCTTTACTATGACAACAGTAAGAAGTTTGAGACAACTTCAGGTGGGATTACAGTAACAGGAAACGCTGTAGCAACTAGTAAATTTAGAGGTAATGATAATGTCAAACTTAGTTTAGGAGATAGCGAAGATCTACAGATTTTCCATAATGGATCAGCGTCTTATATTCAAGATACTGGAACAGGTAATTTAGTATTATCTGCTAGTGATGGGATTATTTTCCAAAATGGTGCAACAACTGAAACATTAGCTAGATTCTATGAAAATGGTGCTTGTGAGTTATATCATAATAACGCTAAGAAGTTAAATACGTTAGCAGATGGAATACATGTGCACGGACAAATTCAATTAAATGATGATGGTAAGTTAAATATTGGAGATAGTGATGATCTACAAATCTACCATGATGGATCGAATAGTTACCTGAAAACTACAACTGGTCACATGTTCCATGATAGCCAGTAT